TTTTCTCAACTTCGCTTAAATCCATATTTCCATTTAAAAGATTTATTGCTGTTTTTTCTATTTCTTCTTTATTTATCATTTTGAGTATAAACGGGTTTTTTTTAAACTAAACCAGAGAACCCTTAAAACTGCCCTTAAAATAGGGTTTTTAACCACTCCAAAACCCACCTAAAAAGGTAATATTCTAACCACTAATAACTTATAAGTTATCTAATAGTAGTATTTCTTTAGATAGCACTTGCTACAAATTAAATATATTCTTTTTGTAATGCCGTTTACTAAAACACTACAATATAAAGGGGTTAAATGTCCTAAAATCCCGTTTAAATAGAATAACATCTAACCCGAACTTTATCCTTATAGGTTATTTTAAATAAAGTCATTAAGTCAATTATAAGCGACTGCTTAAAACATTTGCTTATAACATCATTTCTTAATGTAGATTATTTTTAATCTCCTATACTATAATAGGGTATGTTGTCCTATTTTAACCACTACACTTTTATACAAATCTACTTTTTACCCACTACACTATCAATTAAAATATAATAAATAAATCATATTATATAATAGGAATGATATTATATAATAGGAATAAAACCATATATAGAATAATAATAAATAATAATAAAAAAGAATAGGGATATAATCCCCATCCTATATTTTAATAAAAAATAATACTTCTTGCTTATTAACTATCTTTTCCCTTAAAACATTTGTAAAGTCGGTTTTAACTATTTCTGGTTTTCCTGCAATCACATAATGCTTTAAAACCCCACTCATTAAAGTAAAACCTTTATCCTGATAAGTGTTTATTTCTACTTTTTTCAAATAGTTTTCTGTTGCTCTAAAATATCTATTCTGCCTTTTAGTTTTTAGACCATTAACAGACAATAAATAACTAATTCTTTTGGTTTTCTGTCTATTATCACCATATTCTACTAAACTTCTTAAATATTTAGTGCTTACAGATTTACCAAATGCTTTTAATCTATTAAGCGAATTAAGGAATAACTCATTATTTCCCTTTTGGTTTATGCTTTGAGATAGACCTTTTAAACATTCTTCATATATCATTTTATTTAGACCTCCTTTTAACACTATAATTAAATAGATTAAACCTATTTCCCTTTTTGATATTAACAAATACCAATAAGAACATAAAACCAACAATACAACCAACAAACCCCACACTATACTTTATATTATACCAACCATTACCCTTTAAACACGCCCTTAATTTATCATATAAGCCACTATAAGCCACAATAACATAGTAAGCAAGGTTATTATTCATATCCTTTTTATACATATACTCACCCACACAACCCACACGCCATTTTATAATCATCTTTTTACACTCTCAATAAAACTTAATAACTCTCTTATAGTCATCTTCTTTATAGTATTAAAGGGAATACCCTTACTAATTACTTTTATGGTCTTCTTCTTTATAGTAGTTATCTTATTGTTTTCATTATTGATATTTTTACTAAAGTCCTTACTTATATCCTTACTTATATCCTTACTCATAGCATTACAACCTAACAAACACTTCGTTTTATTATTAATCATATATCTTACAGCAAATTATAGCTTATAAACTATTATTTTAATTACTTAATGGTAACAAATATATAGATATATAGATATATAGATAATCACTACTATTTAGTGATTACATTTCACGAGATTATTACTGGAATATGGTATAAGTCATGTATACCAAACATTTATACCAAAAATGAGATTCAATTCATACAATCACATGCATGACCTAAAAGGCCCCATCCGAATACAGCTAACTAAACCCGTACGGAGTGCGTAGGGGGAAGGGATACGCACATATTATTAATATTTATTATTGTTAATAGGTATTAACTAGATGTTAATATCTCGAATTTATTTTTGTTGTATATAGGGGGTTGGTGTGGAAGGGGGGAGTATATAGAAATATAACTATATACTTATATTTCTTATTCGTTATCTTGTAGAAACATTTAAATAGTAAATATTTCTATTTTAATTGGGGGCGAGGAGTTACTCATATGAGTAAAAAATTACAACTCGCATCAAAAAATAAAATGGCTTTAGAGAAAAAATTAGAGGCCGATAAAAAAAAAATAATCAAATTAGTAGGCGAGGCTGGACTATCTCCAAGAGAGTTAAGAATTTTACTTAATTCTCCTGAACCTAACAGACCAAGAAAAATTTATAATCATTCAAATGGCCAGCGGGAAATAAAATTTGGAATTGTTGCCGATTCACACATAGGGCAAGAAATGTTCGACGAAGCCCTATTTGAATCTGCAGGTAAGACGTTTAGAAAAGAAGGAATTAAAAATGTATATCATGTTGGTGATGTATTAGAAGGAATGAGTGGAAGAGAAGGACAAGTATATGAACTTAGGCAAATAGGATTTAAACAACAGATTGATTATGCTGAAAGCTTAATTAAAAAATATTGGACTAATTTCAATATCTTCGCTATAAATGGTAATCATGATCTTTGGTATAAAAAGAAGAATAATGCTGGATTAGATGTTGGACAAGAATTAGATAACCGAATTTCTAATTGGCATCACTTGGGTGATGAGGAGGCAGATATTAAATTGGCACCGAATGTGGTGATGAAACTCTTTCACCCAAACGATGGTACTGCTTATGCAACAAGTTATAAATTACAGAAGATGATGGAATCATTTGAGGGTGGACATAAACCGCAAATATTGGTTGAAGGACATTATCACAAAGCACTCTATATGTTTAATCGTAATATTCATGGTATAGAAGGAGGAACACTTTGTGGACAGACCCGATGGATGAGAGGAAAGAAGATACCCGCAAATAAAGGTTTTTGGATAGTTAAATTAGAATTGGACAAGAAAGGAATATCTAAATTCATTCCAACTTTTTATCCAGCATACGATTAAAATGAGAAAAATAAGATATTTTAAAGCAGGGGCAACAAGAGATATAGATATTGATAAATATGATTATGAGGGTTTTCTTAGTCCAAGGGTTATAGAAAGATTTGGAGAGTATATGGATAAACATAGAAAACAATTAGATGGTAATCTTAGAGATAGTGATAATTGGCAGAAAGGTATGCCCAAAAATGCATATATAAAATCTGGTTTGAGACATTTTATGGATTGGTGGAAGGAACATAGGGGATTATCTAGTAGAGAAGGAATTGAAGATGCTTTATGTGCTATTATGTTTAATACCATGGGATATTTACATGAGATATTAAAGGAGAAACAAAATGGTAAATAAAACTTTATATTTAGCACATCCATTTGAGATGAGAAAGGAAGTTAGAGAGTGGGAGTTAGAATTTGAAAAGAGAACAGGAATACAATTACAAAATCCTTTTTATGATGCAGATGGTAGGGAGGATATAAAATTATTTGATGAGGGATTATTGGAACCAAGAACTATAGCAAAAATATCTTCGGGTATTAAAATAGTTGAAGCAGATTTGAAACAGATTAAAAAAGCAGATGGTGTTGTTGCTTTTATAGAAGCAAATAAATCATCTCTAGGAACACCAATGGAATTTTTTTATTCTTCAAGAATATTAAATAAACCGACATATGCTATAACAAAATCTATGTGTGGACACCCATGGATAAAGGGATTAGCAACAAAATCATTTAACAACAAGGAGGAATTTGAAAACTATGCCCTACACCACATTGGAAAATAGAAGGAAGTTTGAACCTTCTCTAAATGATTTAAGAAATTCTATGGATCCTAATAATCTTGGTAAAGGAGATATGACTTATTTAGTTTATTGTATTGGATTAGAATATATAAAAAAAAGAGGTGGAGATAGTTATACAAATATCTCAACAGCTATTAGTTGTTTAAATGATGCTGCAGAAGAATTAAGAAGAAAAAAACTTAATCCATATGAAGATGATAAAATTATAGAGAATGGAGATGTTGAATGAAAAAAGTGGATTTAAGACAAAAAAGAGATTTTAATGGACTAGCAGAATTTTTAAGAGAAACAATAAATGTTCTAGAGCAATATGATTTAGCACATGTTCCATATATTGGAATTGCTGAAGATGGTAGAGAAATTGCCGGGATGTGTGTTCCAGATAAAAAATTAATAATTATTAATAAAAATCTTTATCCTCATGAACTTAAAAAAACTCTTATGCATGAAATAACACATGCAGTAGATTTTATTAACGATGGACATACTAGTGAAAGGAGAACAGATAAGAGAACCAATTATCTGTACAAACAACTATATGGATAAGAAAAGAACTAGGTGTGAGGTGTATTCTAGAATTGTTGGTTATTTAAGGCCAGTAAGTCAGTGGAATGAGGGAAAGCAAGCAGAATTTAAAGATAGGAAAGTATTCAAAACTGATTATGAGAACTAAAGAAGAAATCCTTGATGGAATGAATATTGTAACGTTTCTTACACGTTGTAAGGTAGATTTTAAATTCTTTTGTGAAAGAATGCTTGGAATAAAAGAACTAGGAGGGATTCACAAATTTCAATTAGAATGGTTTTTTGCCGCACAGAGTAATAGTAGATTAATAATTGAAGCTCCATCTGGATTTTCAAAGACAGAGATAATGGGTGTAGCATATCCTCTTTGGTTTATATGGAATAATAAAAACAAGAAAATTCTATTGGTTTCAAAAACAATAAAACAAGCTGAAGGCAATCTATTACAAAGAATGAAAGGATACATAGATGATTCAGAATTCCTAAGGGAGTTAATTCCATTGGACCAAAATAAAACTTGGAATAAACAAGAGATTAGAACCTCTAATGGATGTTGGATAGCAAATGTCCCGTATTCAATTAATATAAAGGGTTATCGTTCTGACTTATCTATTCTTGATGAGGCAGATTCTTATGAAGATATAACTATCTATTTTGATCATGTAACTTCACGTATGAATCCTGGAGGTAAAATTGTATTAATTTCTACTCCAGAAGGACCAACAAAACTTTTAGCAACGATACGATCTAGAAATCCGGGTATGGCATTTATTAAAACAGTTGCAATAATAGACTCTAAAAGTAAACCTAAGGAAGAACCACTTGATAAAGGAATATGTATTTGGCCTGAAAGATTTAGTATTTCTGATTTAATGAAGAAAAGAGAAGAGATGGGAGAAAATGCATTCCAAAAGAACTATATGTGTAATATAATGACTGAATCTGAAGATACTATTTTCTCATTGAAATATATTTATCAGTGTTATGATACCACACTAACATTTAGCACAGATATAACAAAGGAGGCCCAGTACTTTATAGGAGCAGACTTTGCTATCTCAAAAGGCCCACGTGCAGATTTTGATGCATTCTCTGTGATAAAACGTTTTAATGATCAATGTGTAATTAAACATATAGAAATACACAAAGGCTGGTCAAGACCAGCAAAAGTTAGAAGATTACAAGAATTATATGAACAATATCAAGGAGATAGGCCAACAAAAATAATAGCAGATGTTTCTAATATGGGAACCATGGTTGCGAATGACTTGCGTTCATTGGGTATAACTGTAATCGCTCAAAATTTTAACTCAACAGCAAGAAATCAATTAATTACTAGTTTATCTAATGTTATTGAAGGAGAGGGATTAGTTATACCTCGGAAAAGATCAGATATTAAGGCATTAGATATGACAGATAAATTAACTGCGCAATTACTTGGATTTAAACGTACGAAAAGCGATAAAACAGGTAGGGAACTATTAAATTCATGTGCTGCCCACGATGATATAGCCATCAGTGTTGCAATGGCTGTACAGGAAGCAGCAAAGATGAAACAACTATCATGTATTGGAGTAAGTCGTTCATAATATAGAAATGTTTATATACTAATTTGCATAAGATAAATCATGGCAATATTCAAAAAAATTAAGGAAAAACTAATATTTTATAATAATAATTGGATAAATTCAATTAAAAACCTATTAAAAAGCAAAGATTGTAAAGCACTTTTAAATTTTATGGGGTATATACTCATATATGGTCTATGTTCTAATGGGTTCTTTGTGCTATTTGGTTTTCCCTTTACATGGTTTTCATGGATTTCTTTTGGTTTGGGTATATGGATTATAGAAAATAAATTTATAAACTTCTTTAGGAGACTTTGGTTTAGGTAAATATGGGATTATTTGTAAAATATCTTGCTATGGAAAAAATAGTAAATCTTGCTAGTGGTAGAAGTCTGCCGGCAGGTAATCCATTTGGGGTTATAGCTAGCAAACCGACAGATAGATTAAATTCTGAATTAATAGACCAAGTATACATGCAAGATTCAACAATCTTTAATATAGTTAATAAACAAGTACAATTAATCATGCATCCGGGTTTTCAATTAAAATACGAGAAGTTAAAAGTTAAAAAATATTTTGAAGAATTCTTTGATAACATTGGGTTAATTGGTGAGGAAGTAACATTCAACGAACTAATGGAGTATATTGTAAAAGATGAACTTATGTACGGAAATGCTTGGGTAGAATTAATTTATAATCAGAAGGATAGTAAGATAGTGGACTTAAGAAACCTTCCATCTGGAAAAATGGATTACGCAAAAGATTCTACAGGAAGAATTGCTATAGATATTTATGGTAAACCTCTTGGATATGTTTTAAATTTACCTTTTGGGATGAAACCAACAAATTCTGGAGATGTTATCCCGGAGGAATATAAGCGTTTAGCTAACATAACATCTAATCAAGTTTTCTTTTTACCGTTTAGAATAGCCCACTTTAAAATAAATGCTGTTGGAGATAAGTACTACGGAATAGGAATTATAAGTCCAGCATATGTATCAACTATTAGAAAGATTAAAATTGAAGAAGCTCAGACAAATTCTATCTACACCCGTGGAACATATCCAGTTATTGCTACTGTCGGTAATGAAACACACGAGGCTACGACACAAGAACTTACTGACATAGTAGACCAACTAGCAAATCTTAAACACAATAGATATTTTGCATTTCCAGATTATGTTAAGGTTGCCCCATTAGAAGTTAAGCAATCAGACATAGTGGATAATGTATTAGAATATCTTAGAGTTAATCAGGCTGCTGCTGCAGGAATGCCAATGGCTTTTGCTACAGGCGCAGGAGAGGCAACAAACAGATCAACTCTTAATAACCAACAACAAATATTAGAGCTTAGTCTGGAGCAAATAATAAAGAATACGATTTCATCCTTCAAGAAATATATTTTAAGGCGTATATCAAAAACAAATTTAAACGATTTTGAATCATCTCCAGATTTATTATGGGGAGATATAAGAGTAGAAGAAAAGAATGAAAAGACTAAAAGACTTGTAGGTTATGTAAATATAGGCGTACTAGCCCCAGATGAGATTAGAGAATATGCTTCAACATCTGAAGATTTAGAAATAGATTTAAAGAGAGAAATAGAAAAACCAAAACCACAATTTCCAGTTGGAACGCAAGGTAAAAAAGAGGATATTCCAGAAACAGACGAAGAAGAAAATACGGAGGATGCTGAATAATGGGCGGTGGATTTGAACTTCCAAAAGGAATAGGTAAAAGAGACAAGGCAACAGATTTATCCGATGAAAAGCTAATGAACTTTCATGACAAATTACATATCCTATGGAAGAAACTAGAAGATGGATATAATTTTGATTGGACTTTCTTAGAGATATATATAAAACATATGGAAATTGTTATGCAAATGGGATCTAGAGATATGAAACATTTAGCACCAATAAACGAATTAGATTTGATTTTAGCAGCCTAATTAAATTTCTATAGCTTTATATAAATATAGAAATGTTTATATACTTATTTCAAATATATATTCTATGGAAGTTTTATTAACTCAAGAATTTGAACAAATTAAAGAAGATAATAATTTTGATTTAAA